GATAGCTAGGTGAACTTTGCACTAGCTGACGGGTAATAAATATGCGGTCCTGGTTCTTGCTCACGCGTAAGCGGCTGGAGTTTGCCATTGCGTGCGGGTCTGCGGTGTTGCGAGCCTCTGCAGTTTACGGGCGTTCGCCCTGCAAGCCTCATTAAGGTGAACCACATCCTGCGGGTGGCCGTCACGCTCCGTCCGTCCAAGCCGGAGAGTTTGAGTAGCCGATTAGGTTGCTGCATCCATAAGCTGGGCGTGTTAACGCGCGCCCGGCCCCAGCAACTGCTGCGCGCTGAGGGTTACCATCCCCTCGCGACGCGCAGCAGCCTGCAACCCGCTACTTCCGCTTTCAAAAAATTCTCCATGAGCTTTGCCTTCCTCGAGGGGTTTCAACCCCGAAGTCGGTGGAGACGCGCCCCTGGGCGCGTTAGTGTGTGATCTGACCGTTGCGCACTACGAGAGTGCGCACTCGGTACAGGCGCCCCCCCCTCGAAATTTCGAAGGGGATGGCGTCCAGCCAGGGCTGGATGTGGGAACGTGGCGCTAGATAGCGTAGTGACCCGAGGAGGTTCGACACTGCGTCGAGCTCCTCTGGCCACCCCGTTAGCGCCACCTGATCGTACATGCGGTTGGCGTAAGATGGGCTGCCGGAGGCAACGCTCATAAGCCACCAGGCCTGGAGGGCCGTGCGCACGTCCCGGCATGTATCCGGGATGGCAAGCCGCATGTGCGAATCGACTAGTGAATGGCCCGGAAGCCATTCGAGGTCGTCGTCAATCTCTAGGCGCGCTAGTAGCCATGCTCTAGCGTGTCCGCCTGCGATGACGTCGAGGTACGACGGGTACGGGAGCGGGGTTTCCCCGCTCCCGCCCACCGTGTTCGTGTACGCCCAGCCGGCGCCGCGTCTGCCGACGCGGCCCAGTCGCTGGACGTGCTCGTGCGCAGTCGTCGGGCGTGTTGTTAGCACGCCCCGCGACTGCGAGTGGGTCAGACCGCTGTCGATCAACCCCGTGGCGGGAGGCGTGATGTTCACGCCTGCCTCTGCGACGGGGGTTGCAACAACGTGGCCTTGAGGCGGCATTGTGCGCCGTTTTGCGGTCACTGCCGTGGCTTGCTCGCCCATGCTGAGAAGGGCCAGTGTAACCTCGTCGACCGCTCTGATTGTGGGGAGGATGAATAGTACTCGCGATGTGTCCTCGCCTGCTCGCTTTGCTTCTTTGTAAAGCTCCATAGGCGGCAGGTTAAGCCTCGTAGGTGTTATCTCTCCCCATTCTCGCTCGAGAGGTATGCTCACATGGGGCGTACCTTCCGGCTCGTACAGTGCGTCGGGTGTTGCCGTTGCGAATATGATTCGGCAAACCCCCGCGCACCGGTGCGACGCAATGCCCTGTATGGGCATGCGTGCGTGGAACTCGTCGAAGATGACGATTGCATCTTCGGCAGGACCTTCTGCACTCGCGAGGCGTGCGCAGAAGTGCCCGTAAGTGCACACGTACAGTCGCGCGGGGAACTTGTTTATCCCCGCGCTTAGCTTCTGGGTCTCTTCATAGGAGACCCAGGGGTTTTGGTAGGTGTCCCGCAAGTATCTCGTGTGGACAACCAGCCACACCTCGTTCGTCACATTGAGCAGCAAAGCGGCCGGTAGTTCGGTGCTTTTGCCTGTGCTAGTTGGCGCGGAAAGTGACATGCACTTTCCGTCCCATGCGAGCGTACTCGTGATGAGAGGGGTGTAAGGATACCATCTGTTCGCGTGAGGGGTTTTGAGGCCTAAGTCGAGGTCGCGTGCTACGCGCAAGTTGCGCATGTGGGCGATCATCTCGGCCACGCGCGCCATAACCCCGAATGAGGCCAGGGCGCCTAGGCAGACTGCGAAGCCGTCCCAGACGAAAGTGGCCGCCCATACTGCGACGTGTTTCTGCGTCGCGTATGGGTCCTTGGGAGTCAGCGTCGAGATTGCGGCGCTTGACCTCCCTGTGTCGAGCCAGTGCAGCGAGTCAAGCAAGGCGAACAAGCGTGGCGCGTCCTGTGTGTACACTTGGAAAGCTTCCACCAGTAGCCCCAGCTTGCTGCCTCGCGCGATGTGAACTAGCTCGGTGAGGAACATGTAAACGGCAGTCGTAACTACCATCCTCCCGCGTATGAGCGGCATGGGTGCGTTGAGGAGGTCCTCGCGCACCCCTGGCAGCTCGAGATACCACCAGAATCCTGTCGCGTCAGTCGATGACGAGTACGGGGCCTGGCGCAGCTCAGAAGCGAATTCCGACAGTGTGACCGTAGGTGCCATGGTTCGCCAGACGTATTTCTCGACTGGGAACCCGTGCACTGTCACGATCGCGCTGTGAGGCGCTGCTGCAGGGCTGGGGGAGAGTTTCACGAGGGCGTCAGGGAGCCATGAGTGGTAAGCCACTCGTGCCCGCACCACATGCTCTCGTATAACCGACTCGAAAGTCGGCATGACCCGCACTTTCGCGTATTGCGAGAGCTCGGGTTCAGGCTTAGAGGTGTAGTTCGCCTCTAAGACTCGTTGGTAGGACGGGAATTTAAGCCCGCCCTTGGTCGCCGCCTGCATCCGTTTGGCTTGAAGTGCTGTTGGCACGTAGTTCTTTGTGAACCGCGCGCCTACAGCTTCCAAGTCTCCGTTTGCGTCGCGAGTGACATCGTACACAACGGCGTATGGCCGTGCTGCAATATACTTGCGCACGTCCTCCATCCATTCGTGGGCCAGCATATTGTACAGGGGCCGGTTGTGGACGCTCAAGAGAGCGTGGCCAACCGAGCGCTCGGCCAAATGCTGCTTGTACGCTTGGTATGGCGCGCCTGCGAAGCGCGACACAACTGCGCCGCGGCGTGACAGTAGTCGCGCCTGGTCGTGCATTGCGGTCCACTCGGGGACCACGGGTAGCACGCGTAGTATCTCTGAACGTAGTTCGGGGTGGTCTGCAACCCGCACTGCTTTCTTCGACAGGTAGCTGAGCGCGTCTACGCCTTCGAATTCGATTCTTACATCGACGCCGAACAAGTCGCGCGCGGCTGCTGATAGTGCCTGGGGGCTGACCTCTGAGTCAGTTCCCCACACATTGTCATCGCCCGTGTTGTGCACGGTGTTGTGGAGGTAGAATTCGTTGATGGGCAGCCCGGTGGCGCGCGCCCAACTTCCGACGATCAGGGCACGCATGGTCCATGTGTTGTCCCATGATGTTGCGCTCTGACCTGTTGCCCCTCCGCGTGACTTAACCCACTGCTTGCCAGTGGGCAAGTCGACTATAACTGCGTTTTGCAGCCGCACGTATTTTTGACGTAGCGCCTGCCCGATCGCAGGTATGGAGTTTGCGGCACCTAGCTCCCCCAGGATGGAGAGAACTTCGAATAGCACCGGCGGCACGTTGGCGTCGTATGCCGTCGCATCTGCGACGAATACGCGCTTTCGCGCCGCCACCTTTTCGAAGACCTCTCCTAAGTAACCTGCGGTGAGTGGTGCCCCGAGCCCCGTGTCTGTAGTCGGCCACACTTTGCGTGTGCGCCGCTCGAGTTCGTAGACGCCGTTGACGAAGTTGGTGACTAGTGAGGTCGCCATGATCGTCCGCGGGCCTTTGGTGGTCACGGTTGTGGCAGGCAAGACCATCATTTTCGCGAATTCCGTATAAGCGTCTGGCGGGTATTCACCCGTCTCCAGGCACTCGTACGTCGCTGATATGATGGCCTTCATCCAGCCGGTTGATTCTAAGGCGCGGCGTGTGCGCACCTTTTGGATGAAAGGGAGGCCAGGCCTCCCTTTCTTATTGAGGCGCGTCTTGACTGTCTCCGGCCTGACCAAGGCCGGTGCGTCGAACGCGTCTCTGTGAGTTTCGAAGAGGAAGTTCGCCAACTCATGGGCGAGCTCCTCGTCGTCCGCCGTCATGCGGGGTGGCTCGGAGAAGTAGCGTGAAGTAACTCGTTCACGCATGTCGTCCGTTGCCGCCCACATGCCGTCTAAGCCCACTTGGCCCCCGAGGGCTAAGTAGTTCGCCACCCTCTCGGTGAGCTCTGGGTCGACTGCTGCCTCGACCTCGTGTAGCAGGCTGGGGTATTGATACTCCTGCTCGCTAACGCGAGGCCTGTGCGGCAGCCACGAAGGAAACCTGTAGAGGTAATCTTCTTCCAGGGTGGCGCCGTCGGGGTGGTGTTTGTTTAGTAGTCGCGTCATCCATGGAATGGCGTCGGCCGTGGGCGTGTCGCAGCGCATCTCGCGTAGAGATAGCGCGAGCAGCTCGCCCCGGCGCAGCCGTTCGATGCGCTTTTTGGAGAGAACGGCCCACACGTTCTTGCGTCTGTCGACGTCAGGGGTGAGGGCGTTGAGTTTGTCGTTGACGTAGTCGAGGAAGCCCTGGGTGTCGCATATCACGTTGTGAGCTGCGAGCCAGTCGACGAACTCGGCCACGATGACGACAAGTTCTATAGTAAGGGCCTCGCCTTGTGCAAGTACGGCACCCACGACAGCCGCGAAAGCCTCTAGAACCCATCCAGGTAAGTGGAAGGCTCTCGAGATAGCTCGCGCTTGCCGTGAGGCCCATGCAGAGAACGAGGACCTGCCTAGGTCGCTCGGGCCGCGCCTCTCCTCAAAGAGTAGAGGCGCGAGAGCGTCCATGACGCCGCCTGGCGTTCGGTCTGACTCGATGTCAGCGAACGGGACGGCGTCAGCGATGGCGTTGAAAACCACTGACTCGTCTACGCCTGCGCGTATCGCGTCGGCAGCAAGAAGTGCCGCCGTATCGCGTAGCACTGTGCTCGGGACTTGGGTCTCCGAGTGTAGCACTGCAGGGGCGTTTGCAGAGCCGCAGGGGCAGGATGTCGGTGGGTCCGCTCCTTCCCCGCGGCACTGCTCTAAGCCGCATGCAGCGCACTTGTAGGTTGTGCAGGGGGCTGATGGCGCAGTTGTGCGGTACACGATAGTGTTACCGCACGACGCGCACGGCTCGTTTGCTGCCCGCTTGGCCTGGTCGTGCTCGCCCCAGTTTGCTCGGGCTTCGCACGTCATGCACTCGGTGTAACCGATGTGCACGTCCGGCTCCCCGGCGAACCACATAAAGTTGGTGCTCAGCGCGTCTTTGACGCGCTTGAGCGTAGGCCCGATGTGGAGGTCTGGGAACGCGGAGTCTATGGGTATTACTGCGAACAGCATCACCCAACTGACTGTCGCGGCGACGAATGCGGCAGCTGCGCCTATGGTAAGCGCAGCACCCGCGTAAGCCGTGCCCAATAACAGTAGCACGACCTCCGCGCCTACGAGCTCCTTCCCGTGCCGCAGCATTATCCCCAGCACCAGTGTCTGGCAGTTGTGGATAGCGCTGTAGGGCCGGGCAGGGCCTGACGTTTCAGGCATTTGACGACGGTGAAGACTAGTCCGCACCGCCAGTAGGGGCTGCATGTGGGGAATTTGCCTCACGCGCAGCCGGAATGGCGACCCGAGGCCCTCTGTCCTCCCGGTAACGGGAGCACCTTCCCACAAGGTTTGTGTGGAAGGCTGGTAGAGGGCTGCGTGAAGCCCTATTGGTATCGGGCCGGCCCACACAGGTGTGAGGGCGAGCCAGATGGTGGGGTCTGTCCGACCCAGGTAAGTCGCGACGCGTGCATCTGCGAGAGGCGCCAAGGACGCCCCCGCAATTACCCCGCCCACTAGTGTTGCTCGAATTGCGGGCATGCCCGCACCGATAAGGGTTGTTGTGACAGGGGAGAACAGCCCCCGGAGGAACACGCGTGCGCCCTCCAGGAACAGGCCTATCATCGACTTGCCCCTTGCGTCTGCGAGGGCCCGCATGGCCCTCACAGCGATGAAGAGCCATAGGGCTCTCATGTATCCTGCCGCAGGCACGAGACCTACTGCGTGAAGCGCAGTGGACTCGAGCGTGGGCAGTATTTGTTTGTAGCGGAAACACCAGGCGACAAACACGATCGTCCACACGCGGGCGAGTAGCGCTGGTGCGTTCACTCGCCATATCGCGAATGTGACCCACCGTGTGACGCTCCAGCCGCAGTAGAACCGCGCAAGCGTGGGGTACTCCCACGCCGCGACAAGAGCCCACTTATTTGCGGGCTGATTGTGTGTCACGTGGATCCCACAGTTGTTTGGGTCGTGCCACTTGCGGTCAATTTTGCTATTAGTTGACCGCACGATTGGCACGCCCGCCGCCTTGAATGTTTCCACCTTGCCTGCGCCCCCATCGCATACGATTTCGTCGTACGCTTGGGCGATGGCGAAGTGGTCGCCGGCTGGGATGGGCTCCCAGTCCGCGAACTCGGCAGGGACGGGGATTGAAGAGGAGCCTATGCAGACCCCCTTCTTCCCCCCCCCGGGCTGCCTGGTCGGCACGCGGCCCAGCATGGTCTCCCCGTCCGCTGAACGGGGGAACCACTTCATGCCTTCGTGCAGGCCGACCCGGACCCTAGCTCTGTCTTTCCAGAAAACGAGGGACACGAGCCAGTCGGCCCAGGGGGGCATTCCCCCCCCTGGTGTCGCTGCGTCGCCCTCATGGGGCCGCAGCGAGTAGCTGAGCTTGCCGGACCAGCTGAGATAGTCGGCCGCGACAACGTGGCCGGGCATGCGTGCAACCTCTGCGGTTGCCGCTGCCAGCTCAGGTAGGAATCGATGGGCAGAGTCATTCTCGCATAGAGCGAGCATGGCCTTGCCTTCGTCCAGAGTGGTCAAGTGGCGCACGAACACGTGAGTGCCAGTAGCGCGCCATATAGCCCTTGCGCCTGCGAGTATCGGGACACGGTCGCCCCACGTCCCCCACGTGACTAAGCACGTGGCGGGCGTGGCGCCGCCGGTCACGGACGCCCAGGCTGCAGCTCCGTATGCTGTCCACTCTTCAGGCTCATAAACCCGGAACAGTGGGAGCTCCGGGCGACATAGCCCGAATGCCCGTTTGAATCTGAACGACCACGGAAGGGTCGCCTTTTCACCGGGCACAGGGTCTATTATCGCCCCTTGGGCTGGGTCGTCTCTGGGGCGCAGAATGCCCCGGAAGCACCCGCCCGGCACCTCCCAGCGCGTGAACGCGGGAGATCCCTCGAGTTTCGCTAACATGACGGCCGGCTCGGGGTTTGACTTTCCCGTCGATCCGGCCCCCCCAAGCGAGAGGGTAATAGGCACGGTGGGCACTTTGTGTGCGCCCAACCACACCTCGTCCATGCCGTAGATCCACCCCCATCGCGCGATTGCGTCGAGCAGGGATGAAGCTTTGTCCGCGAATGCATCTCCATAGTAGCAGATGTCCTGGAACGGGCACGGGCTGTTGACATCCATTGCGGGACACGCAGCGCGGCAGTATCGCAGGGCCTCGAGCCCTACGCGAAGCCGCGTGTCCCTAGGGTACCAGTCCGTTTCCAGGTCGTTGATGACTGAGAAGCGCACTCGTGGCCCGGAGTAAATGCCTGGCAGTAAGCGCGCTAGCTGGAACGTGTTTCCGCTACCGTACATGCGAGGCAAGTGAGCCCAGAAGTCCTCTTCTAGGCCCTCAGGGCGTGGTGATTCTGAAAAGAACACCCAGCCCTGGAATAGAGAACCGCGCTCCCTCTTGAAGGCAAGCGCGGTCTCGAGGTCGGGCACGGATGCGACACCGATGACGCCGGTAGCGTCTCGGTCACTCGCCCATGCGCCGATCCGTTGAGCGGCCTCGTGTAAGTACGCTCTGAAGCGCACTTGCTCTGGCCGCTCGACGGTGGTTGAAAGTGCGTGCTCCCATAGGTCGGGCGACAGGTTCTGCGTCGTCTCGTGAGCGAGGCGATCTCGCAGCCCTGCCGCGAACTCGTAGGAGCGCCAGCACACGCCAGCAGGGTCTTCGCCCCACTGCCCGTTGTCCGTAAGAACTGTGACGCGCGAGACGCGCGTGCCGGTTCGTGCTAGCTTGGGCGTCGTGTGGTTGCCGAAGAATGGGATTCCCTCCTTCGTACACATCGCCCGGATGAACATCTCGCCCCAGGAGAGCGCGGCCCAACCCCTGTTAACACAAGGGTATGGTCCGCGCCCTCCGAGTGGCAGGGGTTTTCCTTCGGCAATTAAGACCGCAGTCTCAAAGTCGAAGCGAGGAGTGTATCTGCCCACCCAGCGGCACCCGTCTCTTGCGAAGACGGTCGCTCCGGGCAGGTGCCTTCCGAAGGCGACGGCACTCCAGCCGTCGTGGTACACGTCCTCGATGATGACGTGAGGGGCGCGAACTGCGAGGACGGATTCGTCCCAGCCGTACGCGTCCCCGAACCTCGCGAACGAGGAGGCGATCTCTTTGCGGTCTGCTCTGTATATACAGCCGACTGCGAAGAGCGCGCCGAGGTTGACCGTGGTCATCGCGCGTGCGACGCTCACGATCCCGAATCCTGCACGGCGCGCCTCGTCGAGAACCCCGACTGGGTGTCGCTTGGTGTCTGCACTGTTGCAGACACCGAACGTCACGTCAGTGCGGCCCGCGACAAGGGGCACTAGACGAAGTCCGGCGAGAAGCCGCCCTTCGCCGTGTTCGAGCGGGATTTCGATCACACGCCACGCTGAGTCGACATTGTAGTTCGACAGCCTGGACGTGTAGTAGATGCCCCCAGTGGCTCCCGGGATGGTGTGGCACGGCGGGTGTGCTAGCATGTCAGCCCACTCGTTGCCTGCCGTCACCGCCCAGAAGTCGCCGGCTTGTGCGCCGCGCAAGGTGTCTTGCGTGTAGCGGACGGCCGCGGCCCATAGTGAAGCGCGGCGTTCGTTCTCAGGGCATGGCGTGGCCACGGCGAGCGAAGAGTTTAAAACTTCCTCGCTCAACCAGTGCAATCGTAAGGAGCTCACACTTCGGTGTTTGGGCTCCAATGCGCAGTACATCGACGTATTGTCGATGCCCACGCAGCCGGGTCGCACTTCGGTGACGCCGAAATTCATTTCGCGGGCGTGCGCAGTCAGCAGCGCCCCCGGCTTGCCAAAAATTTTAAGTGGCGAGTGCGTGGACGTCCAGTCCGCGCCTCCCCACAACACTTTGGCGTGCGGCGAGACCTCGTGGTCGCCACTCGCCAGACTGAGGCCACAGCTGCAGAACTCAGAGGCGGTGCCCACGGACGGGCCCGATTCTCCGACGTCATACAGCTGACTGCAGCCTCGGCATTGCAGGCGTCCCACCGCTGCACGGTCGGCCCTTCGTGGGCCGTCGCACATGAAGCAGGGGATCGCCGCCTCCGCTTCCGCGTCCTCGTCGGACCAGTGAGTGGAGGTTGTGCCGCATGTGCGGCACACGCAGGCGGGGTGTTTCTTTGCGGAAATGTCCGCGTAACCCTCGCCTACGGCTATAGGGATCGGGGCAGTTGCAGTTGCGACCGTCACGTCGTCCAATGGACGGGTGGCGTACGAACGTTCCTGCTCTCCCCCGAAGGGCTCGAAGGAGCCAGGGGGCCTAGCGCCACCTGGTTCCGAGGCCCCGATGCGCGTTCCTCGATGCGCCAGCCAAGCTAGCTGGGCGTCGACGATCACGCGCGGTTGCGCCCGCCGCGAACTGCGGCGGTCGCTCCTGCGCCAGCGTCGCACACGTGTAATGTGTGCCACGAGGGCTGAACCCTCGACTTCTGCTATGCAGTAGTCAGGCTTCGCGGACAGCACGGCCCGTGCCCTAGGGTATCGCCCCAGGACGCGTGCCAGTGCGCGCCACCTTCGGCGCTCAAAGAGCGCAAGGTAACAGTACCCGGGTCTGACGGGGTGCACACGAGGTTTCTCGGGCACCAGCATAGACTCGAGGAATCGCCCCACGGCCGCTAACGCGGCCGCGAAGCTGAACCCGGCAAGGACGGCCTGTGCCGCGCGCAGGCAGCCGGTGACTGCAACTATACAAATAATTGCAGTTCCGGCTATCTGCGTGACGGTGAGGTTGTCCGCGGCCGCAGCAAAGGTGTCGTCGAGGCCTAACCCCAGTGCGCACAGTGTGTCGTACACGTAGTGCGTGGCATTGGGGTCGCGCTCAACGTGCCACCCGTGCTCGTTCCGTACGACCCATCCTCGAACGCGCACCATTTGGCGCGCCTCCATACGCTCCATCATTGCCTTAGCAGGCATCGTGGGGCCGAATTCACGGATGTCGTCTTGGACGTGGTGCAGCATGCGAGCCGTCACGGAGAGGTAGCAAAAGAACCCGCTCCACTCCGCCAGCTCCTTGACGTGAGGCACCGAGACTGGCGGGTTGCGTATCGCGAACTCCGACAACCAGGCGCGCAGGTGCGCGCCGTAGTCGGCAGGGTCGCGTGCCCCCACCTCTGGGAGCCACGGCATGGTGAGCGTGCGCAGTGGCGTGTGTGCCACTACCCACGCCACCTCCGTTTGGCTCTCAGGGGCCGCAGGCGATTTCAGCGCCGCGAGTTTGGTCGTCAGTTCGGCTCGGGTCAAGGTGTCCCAGACTGAGCCGCCTGGCGAATGCAACGGCATGTCGATGCCGTCTGTGAGAGTGCGCCACTCGTCGGATGAGTCCCCATCGTTGAGGGGGCTCGACCCCGGCGGAGTAGACGCGCCGAACCAAGCACGCTCTGGAGCGAGCCTGATGAAGTCGCGCGCGGCCATGCCGGCCTCGTCGATCCGTATGTGGGTTTCGACGAGGCCCGGCTCGGCCACTACGCGTACGTCCGCGACTAGGCGACGGGGCACCAGCTTAAGCTGGCGACCCCTCACCGCGCGGTTGCCCGTGTATTGGGGTTCCGTGAACAGAACATTCCAGCACTGCGGGTATAGTTTCCTGTGAGGCCGCATCATTTCCGCGGACCTCGTCCAAGTCGGGGCGGTAGCCCCCGCAGGCACCCCGATGCTTCCTGCGGGGCGGGCATCGCCTGGCGAAGCTGCCCGTACCGTGCTCGCGACGCGAGACTGCCGTTTGCCGTAAATTCGGCATGCGATGATTAACGTGCTCGCAATTATAGCACAGGCGAAGGGAGCCACCCGGGTTACACTTTCCATGTCGGTTGTGCAAGCAGGCCTTTCCTGCCAGTATTCAACAAACGTCGCGTTATCGTTTAGCGTAGCGGATTCCACCCCGCGTAGCCTAGCGCGCGCCGCCCGCGAACCTCCTCCGCTTATCCCACACCGATGACTCGGGTTGGTCCTCCCTCCGGTTCTACCGCCTGAGAGGTCACTTCTACCGTATCACCGCCGCAAGAGGCGGGGTCGTTTTCTGGGGAGTTCACCTCCGTGATTGGGTCACCGCATGCACACGGGCCTTCGCGTAGGGAGATCCCCACAGCTTCCTTTATTAGGGCCTAAAGCTGCAAGTCGGCTGGGTGGCATCGGGGCCCTTGATCCCTATCTCTCGACGAGGGACGCAGATCAACCCGCTTGCACAACACGGCTTATCCCCGTGCCGCTTCTTATGTTTTTCTCCTTAATAGAGCGTTGCGTTGTCGCGCGTGACACCAAGTTAATGGCAGCAGGCGGTCGTCCTCCGCGAGCGTCGTTCAGGGTTCAGCTTTTCTGGGCGCCATTGAGACCACCCGTAAGAGCCATGTCCACGGTCGGTTCGGCTAGTTCGGCGTCTTCAGGACCGAATGTCGCCACCGGATCGCCTGGGCGGGCATACGCGCCCCCCGTGCCCCCCCGAGCGTTTTACTGGCGCCCCGAAC